GTATATAAACGAAGAGCTTATTCCCGCTGGATCAACTTGACGATCTTTGTATCTTATAAGTTCCCAGCCTGATTTGTTATCTTGATTGTTGTATGTATAAAGACTGCCGCCTCCATTTATAATATTTGAATCTTTGTTAACACCAACTGCCATGATTCCATCGACCAAACTGATACTGGATCCAAAATTGTCCCCTGTATCTAGATTTGGTCCAACAAGTTTTTGTGTAAATGCAAATACAGCCGGGTTGTCAATTGATTCGTAAGGATTTTCTAATAGATCATAAATGTACGCAGCACCAGATTCAGAAACCACATCTACCAGTAGTGTGCTATTGCTGTCGAATGTGGTAGCTGAAAATGTTGCGTCAAAGGTTATAGGAATGGTAATGTCAGCACCTTCACTGCCCACTGCCAATACTCCATATGCCTGCGACAATCCCAGTGCTGTCCCAAATCGTTCTCCTATATTATTAGGATGTTTGATAATCTGTGTTTTTTTGTAAATTTCTATTCCAAGATCAGATAGAGCAGTTCCGATACTACCAGGTTTGATATCGAGCTTGTCGTTTGCTACTGCAACATCACTGTTGATTCGCAATTTTCCTTGATATTTTTCGGCAGAGACTCCGGGTACGTTGGCATTATTAATTGCTGATACCACATTGTCTAGTGTAGGACCGGTCAGCTGAATGTTCCTATCGTTTATTACCAGTGTGTGACCGGCAGTCATAGTTGGATTGATTTTGGAGCCAGTGACTTGTCCGTATACTCTTCCTACATTTACGTACCGTGTAATTAGACCTGAACTATAATTAATTTCAGAATAGTAAGGACTGCTAACATATAAATTACATCCTGTACCGCACATGGCCAACGATGTACCAAATTTTTGCCCGGTGGTACCGATGTCCGATGCATCAAAAACTTGGTCTAACAAAAATTGATTGGTTTCTACCCTTAACTTTTGTCCTCCGATTGGAGTAGCAAATCCAGGAAATAGAACAGCGTTTAATGTTCCGGATGGGCGATACCAGTCTGTTCCCTCAATTAACACAGTGTTATTAAGTAGTACTCTATACACATCATTGAAATTGTCTGGGCAGATAAATGTTCCAGAAAAACCATCTGTGGTAAATTCTGTTATTGTTCTATGATAAACACTTACTGTGCCTTCGTTCGCTGTTCCGTTTAACGTTTTGGTGTTTGCACCAACTGCAATAACCGAACTGTCTCGATTTGCGGCTAGAGAACAACCAAAATTTGTATCAGCTGCACCACTTAGCGAATCAATTAGTTTATAATAAGCAGTTCGTCTAAGAACATCAAATCTTTCAAAAATAGTTGGTGCAGTTCCAAAAGTTAAATTTGTAATTGTTCCTTTACTTGAAACTGTAATAGTTATGTCGTTAGCTACCGAACCTCCGAGGCTTGTGCCAGGTATGGTTAGTATATCCCCATTACTATATCCAGAACCGCCATTGATTCTTATAACATTTGTATAGACACCAGCATTGTTAACAATAACAGTAAATTTAGCACCAGATCCTGATCCGCCAGTGGCACTAAGATTAGTATATGTCAGCGTCCCGCCCCCACTAACTCCAGTGCCTGACCGTGTAAACGAAATAATGCCGTTCGATGCCTGTGCAATAGTATAATCCACCGTAGGAACATACTCAGAGGATCTTAAAACTGCAAACACTACAAGGTCTGTTGGATCTTGTACGGCTGCTGACAAAGTAAACACATTGCTCGACCCGTCGCCTTCAAACGATTGCGTATCTTCTGCTCTGGTTGTCACTGCATAACAAAAGACCTTGTTTGCGCCTGGTGCACCAACATAAAGATAATTACCGTCTCTGCTCATTGCAAGCGACTGTCCAAATCTATCATTGGATACCCCAGATGCATCGGTTAATATCTGAATCAATACACCATCTTTATAAACGTAAACATAACCGCTGTTTGAATTACTGTCTGGAGCACCTACTGCAAAATATCCAGATCCATTAGCAATGGCTTTACCAAAACCGCTTAGATTATTACTGTTTCCGTACAGGAACGAACTAGGTACCCATGAGTTTGCGCTTGCACGACCGTATATGGCAGCTTGCCCAGTTCCGGATCCTGGTGCCCCAACGTAAAGCAACTGTCCGGTATTAGGATCTAGACTGACAGTTTGTCCAAAGAAGTCGTTGCCTGATAATTTACTTGGGTCTGGTTCAACCTTGACCGAATACTTCCACGGATCAATCTTGTTGTATACTCCCCAATTTTGATTGCTGTCTAGGTTGTTTACCCAAATTTTATCATTTGGGATCCAGCCGGCCACTGGCCTGACTGTTTCTACATCTTTTAAATAATCAATTTTACTAGATGTTAGTCTAAATAAAATACCCACGCCAGCGAAGGCCTGTGTATCTTTCATCTGCTGCAGATTTTGATACAGTCGAATATAAAATCTTGTACTGTCAATGATACTGTCAACTTTATAAACACCATCAAATTGTGGTTCAAAGTTTTTTATAACTATCAAATCATCAACAGCTAGTCCGTGTTCTCTATCAAAGATGACTTCAACTAAATCATCAATGTTGTATCGTAATCCAAAAATATAACCATTTACTAAGCTGGCGCGGTACACGTTCCAATTTTTGTCAAAATCTCTAGCTACCCAGATTTTATAACCAATACCAATATTATTAACAATTGTTGTCAATGTTTCATAATCGTTTAAATTAAATATGGTTGCATCAATGTCATCAAGATTTACAAAGCCTGCTACCGGAAGAGGCTTAAAGGTATCTTTTTCGTCTAAACTTTTTGTTCGTACTATACGAGCAGAATATTCACCTGATGATTTAAACACATTGGTATTATCAAAGGCCAGTACATCTGGTTCCTTTGTTGTTGTTTGGTCAAGTAGTTGAAATGCAGTAGGATTGCTGCTAAAGTCTGTTTCGTTTAGCTCAAATTCTACAAATTTGTTTATGTCAGTGGCGCCATATTCGCCAACGCGAACAGCCCAGTTTTCGTAGAAATTGATATCTGTATCTAAATTTCCAAAGATGGCTCCTTGTAATGCATTTAATGCATTTACAGTTCCTTTTTGCTTAATAAATCCTTGATAGAATTTACTTTGTGTAGTTCTATCAATTCCAAGATTAGTAAAATATTCTCTGTTTCTAAATCCTATTAGTCCATTGCTAAACAATTGTAAATCTTCATTTATTGGTTGGTTATCAATGTCGTAAAAGTTCGTGCCTTGTGCTGCATTGGTAGCAAAATTGTTGATAACGCCAGATTTTAATTCTGACGAAGGAATCAATTGCCAGCTGCTGGTCTGAAATTGTTCTGTTGCTGTAATGTTTTGTATCGCAGTGTAGAATCTAAATTTATACTTTACTATGGACCCTTTTAAATAATCTTTACCAGATTCCCATTCGTCAATTATATCACTGCTGTAAATAAATCCTGGCAATTCTAAACTACCATTCCAGTTTGCAGTTTTAGCCCCAACCAGTTTGAGTCTGTACTGTCTATTACCTAGTTCTGGCACGTAAATAATATCATTAAAAACAGTAATGTTATCTAATATCAGAAGATGCTCGTATTGTACTAAATCCAATTCCGCGAATCCGACAGTTTGATCTGCATTGGCGGTAAAAGTGAATACATTACTTTCTCTGTTTATTGAAAAATTATTTTTAACAATTGGTTTAAAATTTATATCAAGCACTCTACTTGAATAAGGTGTATTTAGAATTTCGTCCACTGCAGACGAAGAGTCAAAAACTTTTAAGGTTGTAGACACCGGGCTTAATACTATTACGCTTCCGGGCTTCCATCCTTGGCTGGACCAATGCAAAAATTCTTTGGCACTTAAAATCCAATCTTTTTGTTCCGCTAAATCTGTGTCTCTGTCAACAAAAATAAATCCTTGTGCCAACAGATAACGCTGGTAGCTGACCAAGAAATCTACCACTTGTTGTTTTGTATTAAATTCGAATCCGTAAGGAACTGTATACTTTGCTTTCTTGAAGTCTTTGTAGATTGTTCCGCGTTGATTGCCGGATGTGATAGTGTAGGCATTGTTGTTGACTTGGCTAGGAATAATAAAGAAGTAAGGATTTGTTAGATCGTATCCGCTTACTACATATCCTGATGTGCTTTTTTCAACAATAACTGCACTATAAGTTATTTTGTTAACCGGACTGCCTTTGTATAATTCAATTCTATAGTTTTCTTCTGGCACTATAACACTGTCGCTGATGCTACTTGGACTGCTTTGTTCAGCCAGCAGCTCAATGAATTTTTTGTCAGTGTAGCCAGCCATTTTGTAGGCCAATTGTACATCCAATGCCGCAAGGTTATCCTTGATCAATTCAGATGCATCAGCAATACCTAGATTTTTAACATAATCTCTAATCCAGTTCAAGTAGCCAGAATTTCTCTCCACAGTGACACCATTATTGTAGCCCTGAACCAATAAGGCTGTAGGTGTTAAATGCTGTCCTGTAGTGGCTGTTTCAAATTGTGCTGTGACTGCGTTTCTAGTATAATTCTGTGTGTTAGCCAATAGAGCAAAATACTTGGCTGGTTTGGCTAAAGCTAGGGCCAGTTGCATTGCAAAAGCAAATTCGCTGCTGCGTCGCCATGCTGCTTCCACCGGTCCGATGTCTCCTACCGCAAAATTTACATTTGCCTTGCTGCTATCAAAGTCGGCCACAAGAATTTTTTCTGGGCTAATTAATTCCCCATTTTCGTCAACAGGAACATATTGTGCAAGATTTGGTCGTTGATATCTTGAATCGAACCCAGCACGATCGCCAGCATGTATATAACCAAGACTTAAGTCGCTCCACAACAGCCCGTTGCCTCCGGTATATGGGGCAGGTCCGTATCTGTTGTTCCAATAGCTGGGCTTTTCGCTAAATCCCAACATCTCCCAAGGATGTGTATGAGGACGATCGGTATCATAAAAATATCGATAAATGCTGCGCCAAGATCCTGGTAAAGTTTCCCCATTCACTACATCTCTAAATCGTTTATAATTCCAAGTAAAAGGATCCGAAGCTTTAAACGTGTTGTTAGTTGAGTAATCTAATCTATTGGTTCCAATCCAAGACAGAAACCCTTGGCTTAAAATTTGATTAAACTCTATTAGAGAATAATCTGTTGGTCTGAACTTGCCTGGCAAATAATCATGAATATTGAAAATATTGACATCGTATTGAACTTTGATATTATTGTAAATTCTGCGTTCTAATTCCAATAATAAATTGTCTCTAAAATCTCCAAACGCCGGCGTTATACTACCGTCGTGTCCCTGTATTACTGTAATTGACTCTCTGTAGGTATCATCTACGTAAATTTCAGGATAAAACTTAGGATGCATACCCATCTTGGTAGGAGTTTCAGGCACATAGCAACCGTCGGTGGTGCTGTATTCTACAATATCAATTTTGTCGCCATACAGGAGACCAAAACTATCATTTATAGTAATAGCCGGTCTGTCTTGTCTAAAATAAAAATCTCTATCTTTAATTAATAGTGTTTTTGATGTGACGTTGTTGATTGTTCGGGTAAGGTATACAAGAACAGCTCGATTGCTGATCACTTTGTCATTGAAAATAGTTGTTATTTCATAACTTGTAATATCTGGATCTAAAACTGTATAAGTAGGAATTACAGTTTTTCCTAGGTCACCATACGGGAACATATCACTATAGAACCACGGAAACGAATCATTTTTCACCAAATTGATATGCAGCATTATTGCATCAACACTGCCTGCAATATCATCACGATTTAAATCTAAATTGCCGGCCAATTCTAAAAACTTAATTTTAAATTTCGCATATTCTCTATTTGCCAATTTCAATGCATTTACGAAATTCATTGTAGGATGATTTAAAAACAATCCAGCATACACCACAGGAGCACTGTGCTGTAAAACACTGCCTCCTTTGTTCATGTATTGAATATCTCTTAGATTGCTATTGCCCGGAACTTTACCAACAATGTCTAAACTGTTATTTTTTAGAGTAATCAAATGATTACGCATTTGGCCCAGTGTTAACATTTCCAGATTAGTATTGAGGCTGTTAACGTCTAGATTTAATGGCACTTCGTAAAAAGCATTTGGTGACACTAAATCTTTATTAAAGATACTTACAAAAATAACATCATCTTTTACAATCAAATCAGGATTGACTAATACAGCAAATTGATCAACTACTTTTGTAACAACAAAATTACCAATATCTAAGATTGAGTTATTGACTGTGACCTTGATGTTGGGATTAATTATACTTGTGTCTGGAATGTTGTCTATAGGGAATAAATTGGTTTCGCCATCGTAAGCGAACTGATAATTCTGATATTGATGACTAAAATCTCTGTTGATAGTCCAGATGTTCAATCGTTGGCAAGAAGCAGCATCAATATTTTTTTGTAAATATCCAGCATTAACCGTCACTGTTTCGATGCCGCCGCCACCAATTAAAAAATCAAACGACTGTGTGTCGTAGTCGTTGGTAAACTGTATGTCTCCTTGGCTAACGAAATTTTTATAACTTAACGGAAATCCAATTACACTATCGTTGTTTCCGATTCCTCTTTTGTAGGAAAATATTTTTGTTCCTTGAAATGTGGTACCTGGATATACCGAACTGTCAGTAAAACTAACTCCATCGTCGTTGATTACATCAAACAAAGGCTCTTGATTGTTGTATGTTTTTTCTTGCGACGCTTTCCATGATGTTCCGTTATAATGCCAATGTTTACCGCCGTTGCTGCCAGACAAAATAAGCACAGTGTTTCCCGCAACAATTGTGGTATCGTCTGTTTCCTCGATGAAAGCTTTATAGAGAAGAGGATCCGGGGCTTCAGTTGTGAGCTCTATAGAAAACTTATAAATTTTATTTCTAACATCATTATTGATATCATTTGAAAAAATTACTCTATCACCAGCAGTAAGAGTCAAGTCACCTATTGTAAGTGTTTTTGTGTCAACACACACTACACCTTGTACTTGTATAAATGCATTAGATATCGTAGTATCTAGTATGTCTACTGGCTGCTTGGCTTCCGCACCAAAATTGTACAATTGTAAATCAGCATCAAATTCAATAATTGGTCTGCTGGCTCTTAAATTTTGATTAAAGATAGCATCAATGTTATTATAATCTGCAGTTTTTTGAATGACATCCATATGGAACCAACGATTGGCTCTTGACCAAGGATTTCTATCTATACTTGATCGCTTGATTGTCATATAATCTTGCACCGCAGGTTGCAAGTAAGCATTTATTAATGCACCTGTGCCAGACCCGCCTTTGAGACTCACAGGGTTGGTTGGTAAAACAGAATAGTTTCCTCGATCTTTGATTTTAAAAGTTTTAACTGGACCTGATGTTGGTGGGGCAACGGTTATAACAGGTGCAGACAAATAACCCGTGCCTGCCGAATCAACAATAATATTTGTGACTACCCCGTTGGTAATTACAGCATGTGCAAATGCGCTGGTGCCTGCTGCTGGTGCCGACGCAATACTTACGATAGGAGCACTGGTATATCCTGATCCACCATCAATGATATCAATGGAAGTAATTGCTCCAGTAATACTATTAATTGTTGCTCCAGCTTTAGCTGTGTTTTCCACAATAGACGTCACTACCGCAGTAGCATCTGCTGTTCTAACCCCTCCAGCAAATGTGAGGCGATCGCCTACAATGTAGTCTTTGCCAGCTTCAACAATAGAACTGGTATTGATAGCTTCTATAGATACCAACTCAGAATCTGCAACCAATACTATTGAGGTGCCTACGCCTTCAACATAATAGTTTTTAGATCTCCATTCCGCCGGCGCACTTGCATCAAATCTAACTTTGAGTCCGTTGGTAAAACTAATACCATTTGGACTTGTGTAATTGATCTGACCTAATATCTCTAACGACGGATCAATTGTGCTTGAGGTTGGTTCAACTAATTTGATGATTCCAACCGCGTTATTTTCTTCGCCACTTTGATAGAACAATGTGTCTGATGGCGCAGTTATGTAAGGAACCGCAGTTAGTAAATTCAATCTAGCGTAAAATTCTCTACCAGCATATTGTGCACCTGCTTTGATTCTTACTTTTCTTTCGTTAGGAACAGTAGATTTTGGAAACAGAATGATTCGTTCGACATCATTTTCGTCTCGTTCTATTTTTATAGTAAAAATACTTGTTCTTTGTTCAAATGGGATTAAATTATTTTGATCAAAATATGCAACACCGTCCTCGACTCGAGAAGTATCAACCCAGTAGGCATCGTCAATATATTGTGGATTTACAAACACTACCGAAGCGTTTTCTATATATCGTAGTGTGCCGTCAATTCCTCCTAGATCTTCATTGACATCTTGAGGATTAGCCCCTAGTAATTGTGCAAAGGATAAATTGGTTGCATAGTCAACATCGTCTACAACCGGCATTGATGTCCAACGATCTTGTGCATTATTTGCCGGAACCGTAAATCTGACTGTGCCCACAGATTGTCCGTTATTAGAAACACCTAACACCTGTCTTGTGTCTAAATTTGGCATTTCTGGATCAATGCCGTTTACTGTGGGTTTTGACTGAATATAAAATTCATTGCCAGGTTCGTTGACATTAAAATCGTACACCCCACCTCTAGACAATGTGATAGTAGGATTAGGAGTACGACCATAACCGGTAAATTCGTATGTGCCTGTTGTGGCATTATATATAACATCAAAACTGTCTTCCAATGGCACACCTACAGCTGATATCACTACTGGGTCTGGACCATTGTCTAACCAGTAGTACTGACTAAAGTTAACAAACTTGTCTAAATCTATTTTAGGATTGTAGGTATAATATTCGTTATCAAATAAACGACTGTGATTGTTTGTTAGTCCACCATAATATCTAATTTTATTAACAATGTCAGTGTAGGTGGTAGCAAATTCTATTTCATTTGTGACATCGTTTTTTAAAACCAACGAAGGCTCAAGTTGATAATTTTGTCTGTCTGTTGTTGTTTCTTCAATATAACTGTCAGTTGTTTTGTACGACGGAGCTAGTTTTCTTCCTATATATCCATTGATTTTTTTTAACGCAGGTTCGCTAACTAACTGGTCTAATGTTGCGTTTAGAAATTTTTTGTTTGGTTCAGTCTGAAAAATTTCTGGAAGAAATTGGTGTGTCTTAATAACGGCCATTACTTTTCCTATTATGCTATTATATTGAGTTGTCCTGCTGTAATTGCGCTGATAATTTGTACATTGTCAACTGTGGCAGCACTGACTAAAATTTCATTTGCTTCGGCATTGATCTGATATAAGGTACCAAAACTGGCCAATTCTGCTGCCGGGACGATCACAACGCTACTGACATTAGGGCTTAGTGCAGAATGCAAATATGCACTAAGTTCACTAAAGTAAAAAGTTTCGCCAAATTCCCAGTTTGATATGTCAAAATAAGTGTTAATTGCGGTAATCACCTGGCTCTTTACATCATTGTCACTAATATTGACATTTGGATTTTTAACAACTTTGAATGTTGCTCTCAAACTATCCTCGGCTTTGTTTCCAAATAATGGTTTAAATTTAGCAGGATTATAAATTATGCTGTCACTAATTGTTTTAAAGTTTTCAATTGATCCAAACTCTGTTCTCAATTCGTCGCTGGTTGGCGCCACAGGTTCCTGCACTCTATTTGTTGGATCTGTTATATGAGCGTAATATTGGTCACTGTAGCTTCTAGTGAGAATATAAAAATCTATTAGATTATTAGGACTTGGGTCTATTCTTCGACTATTAGGAGCATTATGAGTGTATTGAAACATAAGATTCTGTCTACCAACTTTGGCAATATAATCGGTCAGTAAAGTTAGTGTTGCTCCGTTTGATCTAAAAAATTTATCTTCAGTGAAGGCATAAAATACCGTTGACGGTGGGTACAGAGTAATATTATTAATTACTTCTGTTTCTGTTGGATACGAAGACACGATGCTGGCTTGATCTACTGGGTCGTACTTTACAAAATTAAACTGATCTACGGCTCTAACAAAAAATACGAATTTATTTTCTGGGTTAGTGGTAGGTGCTACTAGATTGCTAAACAAATCAGGATCGTCAGGCACTTCATCTAGATTGTCATCTGGGAAAGTGACGTAGACTTTTCTATTGTCTTCGAATCCGTCAGACTCCACTACTCTGTTCCATATTCTATAAATTTGACTATAAAATATACTGTTTGAATTGTCGGGCTGAGTGTTTGTGCGTAAAATCTTGATAGCATCTAGTCTTGTAGTTGCTGTTTTACTATCATACACTTTCACATCAGGGTCATAATAAAATCTAGTTTCTTTTGTGCTTTGGAAATAATAATTTACTCCTCTACTGGTGACAGTGTATTCTTGATTGGCAAAGACAAATTTTAAAAACCAACTGTTGTCTAATCCAGTGCCCGATGTATTACCAGCATTAGTTAAACTAAAGACACCAGACCCTAGATTTGCTGCATCCACTATGGTCCATAATTTATTAACTACATCGTATCTCAGACCAAATGTCTTATAACTTAAAATATTATTAATCACTTCAGTGGTCAATGCAGCTGACCAAGAATTGGCAAACACCGGAATAACTTGACTTATTTCTGCACCGGTAGGTACATTAACACTCAAAACTGCATTGCCCACACCAGGAGTTGGGTACGAAATTATACTGGCCCACAATGTGGTTCGTTGATTTTCTGTTTCTGGTGAACCTGTCTGCAATTGATTTTGTGCATCAAAATACTGTCCAGCTGGTGCATCAAATTGAACTAGAGCTCCTTGTGTCAGATAGATATAACTTGATGCCCCAAACGTGCCGGTGCTGCGGCCGCCGCTGAATGATGTACGAGACCATGTTCCTGTTGGGGTATATCGTGTTGCTGTTTTATAATACAGATGTCTGGTAGGAATTTTGGCAATTAACGGCAAAACTAAATTTTGCACTACAAAATTAACTTCGCTGCTGCTAGTAAATTGGAAAGTTTCTATTTCAGACGAATCTTCGCTATAGATAATTCCGTCTTCGGCAAAAATATTTGTACTAGAATATTTTCCGGTAGCATCAACTACATCTAAAAATCTACTGACTCCAGAACTGGATCTATTAACTGCTTTAATTTTTAATATATTACTGAAAGTGGTAAAAGGTAAAACATTGTAGTCTTCACCAGTGACCATTCTGTTCTGCGTGTAGTACTGTTGTGGTGCTTTGGTTCTAATGTCTTCTAGTGTTTCTCTAGCCACAGCGTTAGTGACTGTGTATTGTAAACTTGCACGAATAGACAATGTTTCTGCGCGACCGGTTCTTCCTCGATAAGGAATCGAAACTGTCACAGCACTCATTTCTTCTGGTGTTATTTTGTAAGTTTGATTATTGCTTACTCTATAATATAGTCTAAAATTACCAGTTGGTATATTAGTAAATGATCCGTCTCCAAATACCAAATCAATTTGATCATTTGCTCTAGAACTGACACTGTATAAATTTCTGTCAGCAGTGTTGTTATAAATTACATTGATTCCGTTTACTGCTGGTACCTGTGTCCACAATGTGGTTGGATTGCCAGCCGAGCTCAACGAGTACAGCCAAATATCAGTGTTATTAATATTGTCAAAATTGACATTAACTATACGATTTGGTAAACTTTCTGTGATCGTAAAATCAAGATTTTTTAATTCGCCCTGTTTAAAGTAAAAAAAGTATCCGGTATTATTTGATCCGTTGCCTTGGTTATCGTTTCTGTAAAGAAAGTTAAACACACCGCTAGGAGCAGGATCTTTTTCATAGATAAAAGTTTTGTCAGCTGAAGTAGGGCTTATTATTTCAAACGGGTATGTGACACCTGCAATACTAGCAGTGTACGGTTGTACTGGTATCAGACCATTTAACAGATCAATTGCGTATTCGTCGGTTTTTACTCCACTAAGAGTTTTAGTAGCACCAGGTTTACCAATGGCCTGTGTGCTCACTAGAGCTGCATTGAGTACTGTGGTAAACTGTTCTAGCCAGTTTTCGTTGGTACTATCGTTCCAATTAACTAATTGATTGCTTAAATTGGTACCTGTACTGTCGTATACGATTTCTGTTGTGCTGACATTTTGAAACTTAAGATATCCACCAGCCGGTAAACTTCTTTTTGGATTATAGCTAACTAATTTTGCTAACTTTAGTATACTGTCTCTACGTTCGGCTGTATCTAAAAAATTCTCTCTAGCATTAAGATCTGTTCTAAAAGCCAAACTTTGTCCTAGAAACGCTATAAGATCTATAAGTGCAACATATTCAGAACTTTCAGTGAAATCGTTAAAATCTTCAGGATAATAAGTACGCAAGTATTCAATCATGCTCTTGCGTAAAGTTTCAAAATCAAAGCTTTGGAAATCAGCTTCTCTAAAAGTCTGATAGATCTTAGTCCAGTCTTGCCGAGCTAATAAACTAGTTTGTCTTGTTGTAATCGCCATAGTCTATACCTTATTCAGTATTTATGGCAAATAAAAAGTGGTATTATTATGATACTGCAAGGTTATTGGTATTTGAATTAAATGTCAACAGCAGTTGTTCTGAATAATTCCCAGGTAAAAAAGTTAATTCTACTTGTATTTGCAGTCCGTGTTCAAATTCATCCAAAATAACATTATTCACTTGTAGTCTTGGGTCATAGCTGACTATTCTTCTTACATCTTCTACGATAGTTGATTTTACATCAGCTGTTAACGGCTCGTATAGCATGTTCCAGATTATGCTTCCAAAATCTGGATTCATTAGCTTTTGACCTTTACGTATACTAAAATGATTTATAAGGTCGCGTTTGACTAATTCAGCGTCAGTGAGGCGAAATTTTTTGACCTGATTTATTGTGCTAAAGCCTCTATATCTAGTGTTTGCCATATTAATATTTATTGGTAATTAAGGTAAGGATTCAGTTGAAACATCGGCACCTAAATTTTGCACAGCAAAACGACCAGCATTGTAAAATAATGATCCCGGTCTGCCTTTACTGTCTTTTTCTTTACCTTTTTGGCGCCAATCCTTTGCTTTGGTAGCCGGTAAACTGTTCGAAAAGTCGTCGCCTGATGCTTTGAGTTTACTGACGTCAACTTTGGCTGCTGCTGTTTTGAGTTGTTTCGCTGACCCTTGTAAGGTGGGATCCAGTGCTGCTTTTACGCTTTCTGTTGTTTTTGTTGCAGTATCAGTGATAGTGGGTATACCAGTTACTGCTTGTTTATCAATTGACGCTCCACCTTTTCCTACAGAAATTTTTGGTAATGCAGACTGCAAGCCCTGTGCTACAGAACTAATTCCGCTTTCTACCAGTTTTTGAGCGGCTTGAATTGGTGCTGCTGCGGTGTTTAAAAGTCCTCCAAGTGACCCAGCAAGACCCGAAGTAGCCGATTGTAAACCGCTTGTGTCTGTACCCATTAGCCCAGTAATCGATGATAATCCTTGCTGCAAGCTTGGATTCGCATCTTGGAACTGATACGACACTGCCAATATTCCTGCTACTACTTCTTTTGTATCATATTCTTTAATTGCGCCAGATTTAATACAGGCATTGTATTGATTTAACAAAAACTTTTCCATTATGCGATCCTGTACGTTCACATCAAATGTAAACTCAAATTCTGACGTTACTCCATCTTTACCAGTAAAGGCTGCACCGTTAGAAAATTTATAACCGTAATTGATTAGTGTTTTGTTATGTACTGCGTATCGCCCAATTCGAGGAGATTGATTGTATGTGCTATCGTTATTGGTTTCCATAAAAGCAATTTGCACCATTATGGCTTTTATATCACTTTCCCTTAATTGAGGAATTGTTGATTTTACTTTTGGAGTCGGAGCTCCAATTGGTGCAGCTGGATCATCAAGAAGTTCTCTTGGTGCGCCTTGACTAAAAGGATCTTGCCTAGCTTGCTCAGGTCCAAGATTATTTGACTGCGATTTGGCCTGTTGGCCAGCAGCAGCACTGGGTTTACCAGTATCACCAGTGACTGAAGAATTGACAGCGTTTAAATTTGCTTTGATCCCGGCAGGCAAGTTGTCTGCCGCAGTTAATACAGTAGAAGCATTAATTCCGCCAGATTGAAACGCACTAAACATAGCCGCTGCTGTGCTTGCTCCTGCTTTTACTTCAGCGTTGGCTTTGGGATTGCTTGAGACTGTTCGATTAACAAATTCTGTTACGTTAATGGGCATAATTATTCTTCCTGATTTCTAGCAGGTTCTACTAGACCGCTATTTAATTTTTTCTTGCCAGTCTCTCTAGTCCACGGTTCGTGTGTTGGTGTAAAAGGAGCAACGCTTGATAGACCGCTTTGACTGTCTACTACCCAACGTTTGGTATCTACATCGAATCTTACGTTTCGTTGTTGATACAGTTCCATTGGGGGATTGATCTGCGGCTCCACCGGTGTAGTAGCATTGGGTACAACTTTACCTGCGGTATTGATATAAACTTGATCTCCACCTTTGAACCATAATTCTCCATTGGCCACTTTCCATCCACTGGTAGCACCAGAACTGATTGTGGTTTTACCTGAGGTTGTTAAAGTGAAACTGCTGCTTTTGACATTAAACAGTCCTGCTGTTTCTAAACTAGCGTTTAGTGCTCTGATGTCAAGACTACCACCACTACGAACACCAACGACCCCGGCATTTATATTGTACAAATCTTTAGCTGTAATTAGTTGTAAAGCAGTTTGCGATTCTATAGATGCTCCAGCATACATTCTTAGACTAGAACCTGCGTTGATGTTCACATTACCGTCAGCATGAAAGTTTAAATCCATCTCAGATCTAATATTCAAACTGTCTCCACTGTAAATGTTAATACTGCCTTTGGGGGTAAATTCCAACCAAGCAGTTCCTTTGTTGTTAATGATATACAACACTTCATTGGTATCATTTAATAATATTTGATGTCCACCAGCTGAACGCAATCTGACCAGTTGACTATCTCCATACAAATCACCGTCATCCATTACAAATGTATGGCCGCCCCGGCGCTCTGTTGGTTTCCAATCACTGATTTTTTCTCCTTGATTACCAAGTTTTAGAGCCTCGTCCAATGTCTCTTTGTCTGGGTATTTGTCGGTTAGATCAGGAAATCCTCTACCAGGAGTACTGAATCCAAACACTCTACTAGGAGATTCTCTAGTGCTTGCACTGGTAATTGTTCCTCTGTCGGGGTCTGTTTCTAATCCTTGCTGAATAACAATGTTTGACTGATAGGTATGAAGAACTCTGTCTAGTAGTAAATAGTCTTGCCGTCTGCTTCTTTCTTTACTTTCTAAATTTACTTCGCTCGCTGGCAAAAAAACATCAGTGGACGGAATATCTCTATTTAAACCAAAACTAGAGTCTACTGTGTACGCAATCGGCCTAATGGGTCTCGCTATACCAGGAACCATGTGTGTAGATTCTGTATTTTGAACGCAAGCAAACCAGTATCCTCTACTGATATCACCGTTCACAAAAGTAATCAGAACATGATTTTCAAGATCAGGCGGAACTGCCCAAAATCCATAAGTTTGTGACTCCGTACCAAAAGTGTTTGGATCTTCTACTCCTGGTTTACCAACGGTACTGCCAAAAAATGGACTTGCATAACTCACAGTTATGTAAGGCCCAGTTTCCTCAGCACTTAATTCAGCAATCCACACCTCTAGTCTACCTTGTCTGGTAGGATCTACATTGTTTTTTACTATTCCAATATAAGGACCTGGATCAATTTTGATTCCGGGGGTTGCATCCTTGTCGTAGGAAGGATTGACTTTTTTGGGATTGATTGAATCTGCCATTTTATGCTATACCTGTCCTTTTTACTGTTTCTATTCGCTCTGCCACTGATTGAGAGAATTCTGTTGTTTGCTTTTGTAATCTTGATAGACGAGTTAACAGTGTTAGTTTCTGCCGACTTTGATCGCTGCCTACTTCTGTCTGTGTATTAAATGTGCTTATAGCCAATTGTGAAATTTGATTTGCTTGCTCTTTAAATATAACCAGTAAAGCTTCACGCAAGGCAATTACTTTGTCGGCTTTTTCTGACGCACTCAATGTGTTGTCGTTTCTAATTCTAGTCAATTCTGCGTTAAAGGCTGGTGTCTGTACAGCTCTAGCTTCTACTAGATCGTTTATTTCTGCTTCGTTTTGATCAAGCACCAGCCTAGGATCCGCTGGCGCTTTTTCCTGTGGTGCTATTGCAGGTGCATCATTAACATTGCTTGGTGCTGCTTGTGTAGGTTGCGTTGCAGTGGCTACTGTTCCTTCACCTGGGAACGACGCTACTGGATTGGTTGGTGCTTCAGCTGCTGCTTCTTTTAGTCTTGTCTGTTCATTGGTTGCTACCTGGCCGCCATCCGTTCCAACCACTTCCGCGGCAGGTGCTGGTGCAGGAGTAGGTGTTGTTGTTTCTGTTTGTGCCACTTGCGTTTTAAGTTCTACCTTGGGAGTTGACTGAGGTATATCCTCGTAAAACAAATCGTCTGGCATTTTGACCAATTCAAGTGTTTGTTCAAACTTTCCTCTGTTAAATTCACTTTTTACTTTTAGTAATTTATAAACTCCGCTAAATGTAGAATCAGTCATTCTGCCATTGGACAGTTTTATTTGCTTGTTGGTAATTCCAGTAGCATCGTCAATATCAACAGCACTTTTAATCAGTAATTGAACAAAAACTTGCTCTTGATCAAATAATATTTGTCCAGTGCTGGGATTGATTGGAACTGTTTCTTCGCTGTCCACTGTAGTTTTGCTAGACGTATTGTAGGCCTGATATGCAGGGCTCATAGGATTGTAATATATGTCGTCCTGTTTTATAAATGCAGGATCACCTATAATACGCAATTGAACATTAAGATTATCTCCACGACTTGAAGTATAAATGCTGTCAGCAACGTCTGCCACTGCACTGGTATTTTTTTTAGAGCTGCTGTTTACTTGTCCAGTTCCTTTTTTATTAACCCCTCTTGCTTGTATTGTGGTAGTTAAATTATTTGTTCTTACAGGATTGTTCTTAGTTAGATCAGGGTCTCTAACGTCGTTATTAGCATCTTTATTTGGATCCACATAGCTCGATGTGGTCGCGGTTTTATTATCTTGGTACGCGGTAATTGAAGTATAGTACAAACTGTCAAAATCTATATCTAAGCTTGTTATGTCTTGATTTAGTCCTGTGTACAAATAGTTGTAGGATCTAACAATTTTACTTTTACCTATTTTAGTTTTAGCAAAATCTGGGTGATATGCATTGGCTGCTCGATAAGGAAGAATAGTATAAACAACTTGTTTGCTATAAGCATTTCTACTGAAATCAAAATTCAACAGATACACCTGAGGTATAATCTTGTACCAATCTAAAAATTTATATCGATTAAGCTCGGCTTCTGCTTCTCTTAGTTCTCTGGTCAGTTGTTCTCTATCAATGTTTACTTGATTGGCATCGTTTAATAAGTTGCTTCTATTAGCAATTATTCCTCTGTTTTTTTCAATTGCTTCTTTGGCCGTTTTGACTTGTCCCCCAATATATTCACTACTCTGCATTATTCTGTCAATCAGCTGAACAATATTGGTGCCTGGATTGATATTGAATCCTTGTTTTGTTTTGCCGGTGAGTGTAGGCGAATTACGTATCGAAGCGTTCATTGCTTCAACAGGATTGGTCATTGGAATCTTGCTTGCCTCAGCAAAGTCTGCGTCTACAATTTTGCTTTTTTTAATCTTCTCATCTGGAATATTAAAAGCTATCAAGGAAGGTGGAAAAGCAAAAGTTTTATTAAATCCTGCGACTCCGCGCATAAAAGTATTATAGCCAGCTGGATAACTTTTAGTTGCATAGTCAAATCCTGCTCGTAATCTATTTCTTTCTTCATTGAGTTCGGCGATCGTGGGCTTTGTGCCTTGATTTTTATTTGCTTGATCTGCTGCCCATTTGTTAAGTTCGCTTTCTACACGCTGTTCGTTTTGTGCTACTTCAGGAGAAAATATTTTTGCTATTTCGCTTCCGCTATCAAAAAATTCTCCTATTGTTCCAGCCTGCACACTTAAAACCACAGGCAATGATGCTACAGTGTCTTGAAATGCCACATGATTAAAAGGCATGGCTCTACATCTATACTCAGTACCTCCTGTGCCAGGTTTAATTTTCATTTCAGCTATTTTGATTGCTAGACGTTTTCTATCAATTCTAATACTTTTAGATTTGGCTTCGTCAACATTAGACAAAAAATCAATTTCTAATAGATAAGGCTGATCAATATAATTAGGACTGTTAACCGGAGGCATGCTGCATGCACTTTGCAATCTATCTAGCAGGGTCATTCCATATGGTTCTACTATGGTAAAACTTATTTCTACTGCATTACTGGCTTTGGTTTTTGCATTTAGTCCAACAACAGTTGTTAGATTTAAATTTTCTATAAAAAAATCTTCTTGAAAATCTGGGTGGCGGCCACTGGCTTCTTTGCCAGTACGTACCATAGCAAACTCGGGTGCGTTAGGAAATCCTCCTCCGCTGCTTATTAATACATACTGCGGATTAAATGTGTCCGGTCTGTCAGAGAGCGCAGCATAATCGTCTGCTGACAGCAGATACAGAGTAAGCCTGTAGGTAGAGCTTGTATAATCATGTAAAACATTTTTCTTGGCTGGTGCCAATCTGACAGATAATTCTTTTTGCTTTTGATTATCTGTTTGATTAGTAGAAGCTTGCTTGTTTTTACTAGTGGTGCCTACAATTGTTCCTTGTTGGTCTTTATTTGCAGAGCGTGCATCTTCGCCGGACCGGCTTTCTGATGGCGGTGGTGCCGGAAACGCATTGGGCGGTAGTTCTTGGGCTGCTTGACCTCTATTTTGATTGTTTTGAATTCTATCAGCTTCGGCGGCGCTGACCGCAGCAGCAGGAACCAAAACAGGCGTAGGGTCCGTTGTGGTTTTAGGAGCTGTTGATCCTACTCCTGGCTCCGGGGAAATATTTTCGTTTCTGACTTTTGATTCAGCAGTTTGCCCGGCTGCAGACTCGTTGGCTGCTTGGTCCGCTGTCATTGTTCCATCGTTGGCAACTTGTTTACCATCAACGTTGGGACGTATTGTTCTCTCTTCGTACTGATTTGCCGGCGGAGGCCCTAGTGCATCTCTGTTTGTAGTAACATTAAAATTGGTTCCACTGGCTTCTGCTTCTCTTAGTGCTTTGTTTCTTTCTCTAAAATTGGCCTGGCCTAACCCTTTTGATCTTAAAAATTCGTTTTTGGCTGCGAAAGTGGCATCTTCGTCGGCTTTACTAGCAGCTCGATTTTTGTCTGTCCAATCAGACATTTCGGCGGTCATTCTGGTTTCTCTTACACCACCGCCACTGGTTGTAGTTGTTACGCCCTCTCTGGTATTTGCTGGACCGGTGGTTTCGGATTTGTCTTCTTCGTCGCTCCAACCTTTTTTGGCTGCTTCTCTTTGGGCTTCTCTTTCTTTTTTAAGTCTTTCTAAATTTGCTGCCCGTTCGGCTGCTATTTCTCGATTTCGTTGTTCTAGTCGGGCTTCTCGATCAGCTGCTCGTTTGGCATCTGCCGCAATTCTGGCTTTTTCCTCTTCCTCACTTTCAACAGTTATTTCCCCGTCAGGGCCGAGGCCAAAACCCTTGACTAATTGGCCTCGAGTAGGACTACCGGCTATGTCGTCAATAGTATAAGCACCCCAAGCTGGTTCAGGAATACCAACACGTCTAAGGGCCTCTTCTTCGTCAATGCCGGATTTTATAAGGGCACTGGCTTCAGCAGCTTTTACTGGATCATATTTGTATTTTGTTGCCAAGTTATACTCCTAGGTCTTGTTGGAGTGTGGCCTTTTTGGGAATAAAAATTTGAACTCCGGCGCGAAAATCAAAAAGCGGATCTTTGAGTACATTGGGATTACGCATGGCAAATACCCACCACAGGGCACTATCGCCGTACAAGTCGGACGCTAAGATATCAGGCCTGTACTCATACACTTTGTCGATTTCGTATAACACATCGTCGTCTTTTTTGGTAATAGGTCTTTGTACCATGACGTCGAGAAAATTTCCAAATGTGGTAGTTTGTGCGTAAGGACTGGTACTGGAATATGCAACTTTGGCCATTATAACATTCCTTTGGTAATCATATCGCCTCTAGCAAATGCATTAAAGTCAAACTCTCGTTGTTTTGCACGACTGAACACCGGTTGCAAGGTGATACTGATAGTGCTTACTGTTGGTAATCTTGTTTTGTCAGGCAAAGATGCACTTTCTGTTGTAATTGTTCCAGGTCCGGTCTTTGTAGTAGGTAGTTTTGTAGCAGCATCTATAGTGGTCTTGGTGGTGTTTTTTGATTGATATGTAGTTTCAAGATAATCAACATCGTTGGGCATGGTGTGACTAAATTGAGTCAACAAGCACGGAACATGCGGTAAATAATGTGCGCCATATCCATCTAGGTATAAAATAGGAGGAGGCGAACCTTGGTAAGTTCCAGAATTTCCGTAAAACATTTTGGTAGCTGCTCTGAAGAAATATAATGCCCCTAGCAGATACTGTGCATCAAAATCGTTTTGTACTGAAAATTCTCCACTAATTTGTATTGCTTGTACTTCACTGGCTTCATAAAAGTAGTTTGTGTAATTGCTATGTGTTAAAGGTTGTGAACCATATCTTGCTGAGTAGGCCACTGTAACTTGAGGAACATAAGGAAAAATGACACCATCTGTATCTTTTAAGTATGCCATAACTCCGGGGTTAGGATCTCTATATAATATAGGTGCTCCCGGGCTAACACTGAGCCTAACACGCCATTCTTGTCCAGATCTATCAAATCCTATAGTAGGTGCAGCACCGCCAGAACCCGATGTTAAAGCTGCGCCATCGGCTTGCAAGCCCGCTTTCTGCAAGCGACTTTCTTTTGGATCACCGCTTCCACTGATTGCTGCTTTTTGGCGTTCAGCAAAAGCTGCTCGCCCTTCGGCGTCAAGGGTTGGGTTTAGCTGGCTATTTTTGTTTGGGGCAAATAAGCCCAATTTTGAATCTTCTACTACAGGCATGTAATTTCCTCTTGCTTTTTTATTATTTATTTGTTAAATTAACACTGTATTTTAAGGAATCTAATGAAACACAACTATCTAAACAACCGCGATATTCTCAAAGAAATTCACAAAAGTAAAGCCACTTACTGTAGCTTTTTAACTACCGAAGACGGCGATTATGATTTAATTTTGCCTGGTATTGACAAAATAAACAAAAAAAATATTGCAGCTGGTCGCAAGGCCAGGGCCGAACGTCTAGGACGAGCAGCCTACGACGAAGCACAATCCAATACTACTGTAAAGCTAAAATTGGATGACTTTGCTGTCAAACCTAGTAAAATCAAGGACACCGACATTGTATTTCGCATAATGACTTGGGAGCATGTGCCAATTGATGAAGCAAAAACTCGTAAAAGTCAAGAAAAGCTGTTAGACGATGATCCTGCAGTTATAACAGAATATGACGATGGTGTCGATGTGGCTGTTCCTGCAAAATATACCAAATGCAATTTTCCGCCGTTTCAACATTACAAAGTCAACGAAGAAGGTGTGCCTTACTGTGTTGGCAAGAGTCACTGGCAAGGCGATTTGGACAAAGGTAAATTCAGTCGCAATCACGGCACAATGACCAAAAAGCTTGCTCACATGTTTATGAAACTGTGTGAGCGTTATGCTACACGTAGCAATTGGCGTGGATACACTTATAACGACGAAATGCGTAGCCAAGCATTATTACAACTTTCCCAGATAGGACTACAATTTGATGAAAGCAAATCACAAAATCCTTTTGCTTATTATACTGCTGCTATCACTAATTCCTTTACTCGAGTCCTTAACATTGAAAAGCGCAACCAGAATCTCAGAGATGATATTCTTGAAATGAACGGTCTAACTCCTAGCTATACTAGACAAGGTATGGGGTCATGGGGCGGTAGTTCAACTTCAGGCGAATACACCGATGATTAAGTTTGACTTTGTGCCTTGAGAAATAGTAAACTAACACGATGAGTAATCTATTTAAAAAAGCAGCAGTCTGCACAGATATACATTTTGGGTTAAAGAGCAACAGTCAAACACATAATGACGATTGCCTAAACTTTATCAAATGGTTCACCGCAAAGGCCCAAGAAGAAGGATGTGAAACGGCATTCTTCCTTGGCGATTGGCATAACAATCGAGCGTCAATCAACATTGTGACTCTCAACTATAGCCTACGAGCTCTGGAGCATTTGAATGACAATTTTAAAGCTGTTTATTTTA